ATCCAGTACAACAATTGAAAGTTATTAAACGATTTACCGAATTGGTAGCATAAATGTTATCGCAGGAAACCGCGGGTCAACTTGCGGAAACTCCAAACTGATAATTTTATGACGATATTGTTTTGTTTATTCAATATGGGCAACAATCATGTGATAAAAATGGTTTTTCGGGCAGTCGGTTGCGGGACACCAAACGGTCAACAATCACGGAGGAACATCGCCTAGGCGCAAAATCCCGTGACTCCTAGAACTCAACATGTCGTCCCAACAAGATCAAGACAGAGCACTCACTTTCCCTATGGACACCTTCACGGTACGCGGGCCTCTTATACCCGATGGGTCCACTTTGACGGTTGGCGATATGGAGCATTTCGAAATTGCATACAAACTGTTTCGTGGATCAATCGGAAAACTGAACTTGACTTTTTTTAACGGGAAATCATGCCACATCCACTACAGCTTTAATGCAACGAGGCCGGAAGCCGATCGTCTGCTGATAAATTGGGACTGCCTCATGCCTCTATTTTGGGGGCCACCGCCAGGTGAGAGAAGTTTTGTGAGGCTGTCTACGATACTAGCGTTCGTCGAGGAAAAGCTTCGCTTCCAGAGGTGCATGGCAGTACCCGGCGACACCTGCTCCTGTGGCAAGAAGCCAAATAAACTGGTATCTCCTGGACATGGGTGCAAGAACAAACTCCACTGGCATCACTTCTGCACCGCTCACGTCTCTGCGTGGTTGACTCGTTGTTTGGTACCGGCGATTCTTTTTAAAGAATATGAAAGGATGATCAATCCGATCACCGCAGGAGTGCACGAGGACGATCCAGATATCTCGGAATGTTATTCCACAAGTGAACGTACGGCACACATGCATGTGTTGCTTGACCTGGCTCGCATCATTAGCGGTTCCGGCTCCGGTGCAGCTAAGTCTAAATAGTGTTAATAGTGTCAAGAGTGCAGCATGTGAAGTTCCGTAGATTTGAATGAATAAATTGTGTTCAATATGTTTACTTTTATTTCTTTTATCCCTATTGGTGTAGGATGATGGAGAGTTGTGCAGGTAAGGTACCCAGACCGTTCCCTCTTACGTTGCGTCAAGTTTAAATCTAGCTCCTCTCATGAAACCTCTATGTTAGATACTATCAAGTCAAGCTTGGATATGCCACTAGAGGTAACGGCTAGGTAACGTGCTACTATCGCCGCTGCATAGCACGTCACATCACTATCGCTTGCAGTTGAGTCGCAAGGCGTGATGATTAGAGTTATGTGCACATGGCATGCAAAGCTCCTTTATCACAAACTGTGCTTGGGAATATGCTTATCATATGTCTTGAGCACGGCCTGAGTGTGCATTCGCTTCAGAGTACGTGTACCTGCGACGCTTAGGTACGGAGCAGACCATACAGGAATATGAGACGTCTGAATGAGGTTTTTCTCAACTTGATCCATGAGTAACATCTGCAGAAAAGCCGCACACAGTATTACGGTTGAGACCGGCGGCAATTAGCATTCTATGTGTAACTCCGTATGGACATAGATTGCCCGATGATACGCGGCAACCACAAGGCGCGCTTCTGTTTAAATATGAAACAAACCATGAGGCATGACTCAGAAGATAGGTACCATGTGACGACTGCGGGATCGTTATCAAAACGTTTTTATTGGCTGCCGTACAAAAATAGGTAGCTCTGCTCAGCGATCAATGTAATCGATCGCTGATCAGTGATCGATAGGTCACAGGTTTGGTTAGACCGTAATGATGTAATAAAACATTATTCCAAATATGTGTACTTTTTATTTTCCCTGTAATGTTAGGACTACGATATGACAGATAACTTACCTAGAACCTCTATGTAACGTGCACCGTACCTACCTATCGCTGCATAGCATGTCACGCTGCTCCTACAATCGTGTTACAAAGTGTGGTGACCACGGTCATCTATGCATAGGATGCAGATTCTAGAGCATCTCAGTGGATAAAACTAGTACACTATATTATCAGCATTTTTAAACTAACTACCTGAATAACTAGTATCATGAAGAAAACTGGCGTGTCGTGACATTTGTAAGGAGGTACACGCAAGCTTGATATTCGTTGCTAAGGTAACATGCACTTTGAAATGAAATAATTATGTATGAGGGACAAGTTTTTTATTTTTAAGAACTAATACTATTGCAAATCATGCATACGACCAGGATGTATTACTTTGGCTGGCAATAGGGGCAACCTATTTCGGACCGCAATGCCTGCTCGCGCAACAGTTCTGCAAACCTCGCCAGCATCTCCTGAATTTGTTGCAACTGGCTCTCCCACTCAGCAAGCATCTCTGTTCTTCTGTTGCACGCGTTTTCAAACTCCCTCTCTCGTCTGTCCCACTCTTCATCTTGACGAGCCGCTTCTTCAGAGTTTTTACTATTATTTTCCGACATGGCTATTATATGGCAAAGGTGTATGTGCTGATCGAGTCGAGTCGAGAGTCTATGTGCGAATGATTAATTATACTGGGCGTTTCCATAATTTATCCTCATTCAAAACCCACTATCGTGTACCGCAATAACAAAATAATTGATAAGGAATGTCGGTAGGGGAATTTTTTTGCGGTAAAGTTGGGAAATACCGATGATGTCGACGTGTAATACATATCGGTATTATACAATTATTTGCAACTGAAATCGTGTTACAAAATGTAGTGACCACGGCTATCTATGCATAGGATGTAGATTCTACAACATCTTAGTGGATAGAACTAGTACACTATATTATTATTATTATTGTTATTAAACTAACTACCTGGATATCTAGTATCATGAAGGAAAGCGGTGTATCGTGACATTTTTAAAGAGGTACACGCAAGCTTGGTATTCGTTGCAATGCTAACATGCACTTTGAAATGAAATAATTATGTATGAGGAATAAGTTTTTTATTTTTGAGAAAGAACAAATACTATTACAAATCATCATACATACAAACAGGATGCATTACTTTCGCTGGTAACAGGTTCTGCACAGCGACGTGTGCTTGCGCGGAACTGTTTTATACAGCCTCATGCTCGGCTCAACTGGCCACTGCCCGTCCACCTGGAGCTCCCACACTTCGAAGTCCCACTCTTGAAGCTTCAATTCATCAAGCTCCGACTCTTCAAAGCCCGAACCTTCAAGGTCCGATTCTTCAAGCTCCGATTCTTCCAGCTCCGACTCTTCCAGCTCCGACTCTTCCAGCTCCAACCCTTCAAGCTCCCTCTCTTGTCCATCCGTCTCTTCGTCTTGCTCTTTCCAACGTCTTCCCTCGGCATCCCGGCGAGCGGCTTCTTCAGAGTTTTCACTATTGTTTTGTGACATGGTTATTGCGTATGATTAATCGTACAGCTCCAAGTGATTATTTCGAGGGTCTCTGTACTAATGATTGATTGTACAGGCCGTTTCCTCAATTTATCCTTATTCAAAACATACCTAATTGGTCAAATAAGCTTGCTAATAAGGAATAATTTAAACACCGTAACCGCATGATGCACCGCAGTAACAATATCGAGCTTGGTATTCGTTGCTAACCTAACATACACTTTGAAATGAAATAATAATGTGTGAGGAGAGCAAGTTTTTTATTTTTAAGAACAAATACTAGTACAAATGATTTCGAATTTGTGACTGGCAATAGTAGCAATACGTTGCGACCCACCATACTCGCCTGCGCAAAACTTCTGCATACGTCGTCAGCACTTGCTCAAGTCGGTTCAGCTGGCGCTCTCGCTTATCGAGCGCCTTCTTTCTTTTGTTCAACTCTTTTTCAACTCACTCTCTAGGCTGTTCAACACTTCAAGCTCCTACTCGTCAAGCTCCCCCGCTTGTCGCCGTCGGGGATGATCACTCCAATGTTGTAACAATTTGCTGATATCGATGTTGCTACCTACAACTAAGATGCACTTACAGGTCAGCAGTAAAAAGTTTTTGCGCTCGCATTCACAGAGACCTAAGGTTAGGAGCTTCAATCTAGGACTCATTTTCACATGGCAAAATCTAGAACTCCTGCAACAGTCAAACTTTTCCCGAGTCCACTATGCATTGGAGTCGTTTCTCCGCTATGTGAGTTACTATTACCCTCGTCTTCCCCTGGTCCACCATTTTTGATTTTCGCCCCGTACGCTCTCGTGTTTCAGACTGTATCAAATGTAGGAGGGAATCGGTAGAGCGCGCTTACAGTCAGTGACACATTAGCGTACGGTCTATAGCTTCAAAGTTAAGCATTTAGTCAGTCCAAGTGTTATATTTTCGGATTCAGTGATGAAGATACTATAATGCATAGTGGTCAGATGGATTTTCGAAAATTTTGACCTGTTTTGGATGTGCCGGCTTGAAGGTGCTATGAATATGGGTAAAAGCAGCTGGTAACACGAATTGGTAAGGCCGTACTATCAGCATCCAAGCTGAAGCTGAATTATCGGAAACCTACAGCTCATATTACCACTGAACGATACTTAGTACGTCTAGAACGAACATACTTCATGTAGAATGCTCTGCTTCAATTGTTGACATGCAGCGGTCAGCCGCATCTCGTTGGCCATACACCGCCTTGCAACCTTTGCATAATAAAAGCATGGCGTTTGACTGCAGCGCACCGTTCATAGCGGGCACTCGTAAGAGCCACTACAGCTAGAATTGAAGTTATTTTTCCAACAGGAGTACTAAAGTAGTATGATGATACCTATAAGCACAGCGTGCACCTAAACATGCGGTGACATGATCATACCATTGTTTTCACACGTGTTAGACTTTCTACGTCACTTGCTTATCTCAAAGTCGTTCGGTAACCGAATGGTTTTTTTGTTTGTAATCAATTTTGTTTATATATTCTATGTTATCAGTTCTCGGTCAAAGATCGCATACCGGTAGTTTTAACTAGCTAGTACTGCATTCGATCTACATCGTTGTCGTCTTATCGCGCACACAATGTCGCGATAAGACGGTATAAACAAAGGTATAAACTTTAGAACTGGTTTTCATTATGAGTATCCCGCATTCCTATTATGGACTGGCGAGCTAAGATAATAC